GTCGAGAAGATTTCTGAGTTCGGCTGCCCTCAGGGTACACCATCCCTCGTGACGGCCGGAAAAACACTCGTGGAAACTTCATCGATTATTGAGGCATGCAACGAATTCCGCAAAAAGAATATGCAAATCTACCATTCCCACGGATCTGGCAAGTTCGAAGGACCCAACATCGCTCAGTTCGATGTGCTCCCATACATTGAACGTGTCCATCTTAATCGCAAGACGGCCATCCAGGAAAGTGTCATCCGTCCTTACATGCCAGCAGACCTCGTGTCCATGAAGAAACCTGCTATTCTCGAACCTTTGGAGAGAGACGGAGAAGTCGTCGATCCTATCGATGTCAAAATCCGAACCATAGGCAGTGTAGAATTCAAACACCAACTCGACTCAGATATCCTCGATCAGGTTTCTAAGGATGTGGAGGACCATTACAAAATCCTCGTTCACAATTCTGATGGCATCAAGAGAATGCTCACCCTTGAGGAGAGCATTGGAGGTATTGATGGCGAAATTCGCGGCATGTGTCTCTCTACATCGGCTGGCTATCCACTCTGCCTCACTAAGACTACTCGCGGAAAGAAAGATTTTGCCTACTACGAGGGACCTCAGAACAGATTGGTCATAACTGATAAGTTTCGGGCTATGACTGAGCAGATGGAGAGTGATATTCTCGAGGGACGCCCAGTTCTCCAAAATAGATGGGTCGCCCATTTGAAAGATGAGACCGTCTCACAGGAGAAAATAGACAACATGCGCACTCGCACTATCAACTGCGGGGACATGGTGAGACAGAGCATTTATCGTAAATACTTCGGATCGCTTCTATCTATTATAAATAACAACCCTCTCAATGGCATACCATCATGCATCTCTCTCAACCAATACTCTCTCGATATGGACAAAATCTATGAATATCTCGTGGGTCTCGAGCCAATGTCTCGACGCCACACTTTGAAGTTTCAGGCTGGAGACTATAGCAACTTCGACATTAACCACCATCCCGAGGTTACTAAGAAAGCCTATGACATCAT